TTCTGTAGAATGTAAAAAACAAACCTATTTTGAAAATTCTAAATTGTATACCTGTAAAGTATGTGGTAGTGAGTTTCAAGGTAGCAAAGGAAATTATAATATATTCTGTAATAAAAAATGTTATGGTTCAAGAATGAGTACACACCCTGAAGAATTTGGAATGGCTGAACGTTCAGCTAAGATGAGGGAAAGTTGGAATGAAAGTTCTTGGAAAAAGAGTATTGAAACTAGAAAAGCAAATGGTAATATTATCGATTGGGATATAGCAGAGTGGAAACAATATTGGCGTAGATGTAACGATTTAACACGCAAAATACGCGGTTTAATGCGCGACAATTGGGATGGTATAGACTATATTGATGGGGAAGATATACGCGCTAATTTCGCATTACATTATACCCATGGTGATTACCCAACATTAGACCATGTTGTTCCAAGGAGTGAAGGATTTAAACAAGGATTATCACCTTACGAAATCACAACCCCCTCAAACCTAAAATGGACAAAAAGGAAAAACAATAGTAAAAAGTATAATAAAAGTTTATGAACGATAAGTTAGAAGTACTTTACGAGATGTGGATTCAAAAAGTAATTGAACCTTCTCATATAATTTCTTATTTAAAAAATTTGGATTACGAACTAATTTCACTTACATTAGGGGGAATATCAATACAAAGTAAAGATCAAACAACAAAGTTTATATATGGCAAATAACAGAAGAAAACAACACGTAGATTTAGAGGTTGTACAAACAGGTTTCGCAAATGGAGTAGCAGAGGGCTTCCCATTTACAGACAAGGAAAAATTAAAAATGATAGATGAAGCAGAAGTAGCTTACGGTCAATTTTTAGATGCTCTAAAATGTAATTGGAGAGAAGATCCAAATTCAATGGAAACCCCAAGACGTGTAGCTAAAGCATACGTAAACGATTTGTGGGCAGGTAGATACAACGCAATGAGCGAAATAACATCATTCCCTAGCGACGGCTATGATGGTGTAATTATTGAACGTAATATACCGTTAACTTCGATGTGTTCGCACCACCACCAAACAATTGGAGGCGTAGTTCATATTGGATATATTGCCGGAGCAGATGGACAAGTAATTGGTTTATCTAAACTAAATCGTATAGTAGAATTATTTGGTAGAAGAGGAGCAATACAAGAACAATTAACATCAGCCATCCACAATGCAGTAGAAAAAATTACAGAAGGTAATTTAGGTGTTATTGTAACAATTGTAGGAACTCATAATTGTGTATCTTGTAGGGGTGTTAAACATCAAGGAGCAGCTATGGTAACAACTAAAGCTTCAGGTGCTTTTAGAGACGATGCTAATAACGCTCGTAAAGAGTTTTTTGATAGTTTAAAAATCAACAACGGAGGACATAATATATAATGGCTCTAAAATTAGAAAATAAATTATTTTTAAGCTGGGACGACATTGAAAGCCTCACTGACGTCCTAGCCAAAAAAATATTAGCATTAGATAAAAAACCATTTTACCTCTATGGTTGTCCTAGAGGGGGCTTAGTTCCTGCTGTACTACTATCTCATAAAACCTGTATAGCATATCAACATTTAAATGCGGCCCAATTATCTAAAACAGCAGATTTATCCCATATAATGGTTATAGATGACATTTGTGATTCAGGAAAAACTGTAGCTGAACTAAGAGAAAATTACAATAAAATCCGTATAGCTACATTACATACTAAGTCTGAAGCACCTTACCAACCCGATATTTATGGAGAAGAAGTAGGAGATGAGTGGATTGTTTACCCTTGGGAAAAACCAAATTCAGAACCTATACAAGATTATAAAGCACAAGGATATGGAAGAATTCCACCCTAAAGAACCTTCAAAAGGTCTAGGAGATACAATAGCAAAATTTACACACGCAACAGGCTTAGACAAACTAGCTGAATCATTAGCTGAAGCGGTAGGAGCTGAAGATTGTGGTTGTAAAGGAAGACAAAAATACCTAAATGAAATATTTCCCTATACAAAAGAAGGTTCTCCCGAAGAACCTCCCCATGTTAATACTGAACCATTAGATGAAGCTATTGGAGATTATTTGGTTTTGCAGGAAATAAATGTTACATTACCCGATGTAGGAGCTTTTACTTTCTCGAAAGGGACAGAGTTACCTATCACAAAAGAACATCCTTTATATAATGATGTTCCGTTTTATTATGAAAAAAATATAATTAAAAAGTTATGAGCAAACAATTATCATTATTCCCAGAAGAAGAAAATCATGTAGGGGTTAACCCTGTACCATTTGTAGACGAAGTAGAAACGTTTAACGCTACAATGGGTAAACCAAACAATTATGTTCCAACAATTCCAAACAGAAAAGAATGGATGTTCGTATATGATTTTATTCTTGAAGAACTCGAAGAGTATAAAGAGGCATGCGAAAATGGAGATATTGTCGAGATTTTAGATGCTCTATGTGACATTACATATGTTTCCTTAGGAAATGGAGTTCTACTTCACGGACTTAAAGACAAAATAATGCCTGCTTACGCTGAAGTACAAGCATCAAATATGTCTAAAGCTTGTAAAACTGAAGAGGTGGCTGAAGAAACTATGTACTATCGTGAGCAGGAGCAAGGTGAGCCATGTCATTACACTAAAGTAGGTGATATATGGGTTGTCTTTAGAAGTAGAGACTTAAAAGTTATGAAAAACATTAACTACTTTAAGCCAAATTTAGAGCAATTTTTTACTAATGAAGAAATAAGTTCCTGTAAAAACTAAACTTCCATGCAACATAGTTATCTTTTCTTTCTGTCTTTTGATAAGCTGATTAATATTTATAATAAATAAGTATTATGGCTTTAATATATAAAATAACAAATCCTAAAGGAAGAATTTATATAGGACAAACTATTGATTGGATAAGAAGACAATCCAACTATAAAAGATTAAATTGTAAATCCCAAACCCAAATATATAATTCTATTAAAAAATATGGATGGGATTTACATATTAAAGAAATAATAGAAGAATGTTCTATAGAAGATTTAGGAAAAAGGGAAAAATATTGGAAAGATTATTATAACAGCATTCAAGAAGGAATGAATATAAGATATGATGAGGAAAAAGGAGGTAAATTAAGTAAATCTACTTGTGAAAAGATTTCTAAATCTAAAAAAGGTGTAAAATATAGTAAAGAATCATCTTTAAAAAAAAGTTTAGCTCTTAAAAACAAACCCAAAACTAAAGAACATTGTTTAAATATAAGTAAAGCAAAAATGGGAAAACCTAACCCTAATAAAGGCCAACCTAAACCCTCAGGATTTGGAAAAAAATTAAGTGAAAATAGGGAAAGAAATGAAAAAATAAGCAAATCTCATTTAGGAAAGTTACATCCTAGAACCCCTGACTGGAGTAATAAAATAGGAAAGTCTAAAAGAAAACCTATTATAATGTTAGATATGAATTATAATCCCTTAATGGAATTCGAGGGTGGTGTAGTTGCCGGAAAATTTTTAGGGAAAAACCCATCACTTATAAGTGAGGTTTGTAGGGGGATTAGAGAAACAGCCTTTGGGTATAGATGGAAATTTAAATTATGAAAAAAAAGATTTTACCTTTCTTAATATTGTTTATAGCTCTAGGGTTAAGTAGTACAGCAGCTTATTATAGTATCCTAGGTTTGTCTAAACTTTTTGCGGGGGTAGCCTTTGCCGTTATAATTATGGCTAGTTTTTTAGAAGCTTCTAAACTTATAATTGTTTCACTTTTGTACCAATACTGGGGTATATTAAATAAGTGGCTTAGATCGTATTTAATTATAGCAGCAACAGTGCTTGTGTTAATTACTAGTATGGGTATATATGGAATGCTTAGTAGTGGATACCAACAAACATACGCGGAGCTATCGGTTGTAGAAAATCAAGTTAAATTTTTAGAACAGAAAAAAGACTTCTATGAAAACGATGTTACAAGATTTGACCAAGAACTTAAGTCTATTTCAACCAATATTAATAATTTATCAACTGCGAAAAGCAGTCAAATACAAGTCCGAGATACCTCCTCAACGTCCGGCTTCCG